CCACCAAACGACTCAGCAGAAACGATACGCTTCAACCCATCAACCTCATCCGACAACGAGTACGTTCCCGGATTAGAAGCACTCGGTGCTTCAGTCGAAGAGTACTGTGCAACACCAGCACGAACAATGACCTGACCCGACGCGAACGTCGGAGCCGTAGCCGTCGTGACCGTAATAAGATGCACACCAGAAGCCGCATTCGGGAACACACCCGTAATCGGAATGGCGATACCATTTGCAACGTCAACACCAGCACTCGTCTTAAGAGTGATGTTCATGCCAACATACAACTGGCCCTTATTAATAGCCTCATAACCTTCGCCAACCTCATAACCAGACGAAGAGTTAGCCTTCAACGTAATGATACAATCACCAGCAGCAGCCGTGACACCACTAACCGTGGCAGCCTTAGCCGAGATAGCCGTAATAACAGCAATCGTACCCGTACCAGCACCATACACCTGACGCGCAAGATCCTTACGAAGATCAACACGAAGACCATCCAACTCGGACTTAAGAGCCTGCAGGAACGCGCCAGCCTCACTCTTCGTCTTAGCCATCGACGGACCCGTAACATTAACCTTACCATACAGGTACTTCAGATCGTACACAGCCTTCTCATACGACAAGTTACCAGCAGTCGGCAGCGCAGCGTTCTCAGAACGAGCACCAATACCACTAGTACGAGTAGCAGAAAGCGGCACATACGCACGCTTACCAACCAGATCCTCCGACCGCGACTCAAGACGCGACAAGAGAAGAACTTCCTTATTCAACTGCTCAACAACCGGCCCCATGTAATACTCTTTGAGAATGTTGCTAAGCGTAACGAGGGTAGCACCCATGTTAAACCTCCAATAATATTTTAGTTATTGAGGTTACGAACCAACTCCATAGCCGCCTTATGCGCGTCATCAATACTAGCATGACTACCAGTAACCGAAGTAGCCGCAAGGCCACCCGGACTAGTAGCACCCATAGGTACCTGCTTAGACTGAAGATACTTATTAAGCACTCCCTGCTCCACCTGAGTATACATCTGCTGTGCAGCAAACAAATCCCCATCAGTAGCATACGCAAGACTATAAATATGCTCAATGTCCGAATCATTATAATGCGGATACTGGGCACGAATCTGAGTCTCCTCAGACTCTAACTCGGACAGCATCTCCTGATGCTGCTGAGCCTCTACAATCTCAGACCTGAACTGGCGCATCTGCTCCAACTCGGCCTGTAACGCTGGCGGAAGAGAATCGTAACCCTCTCCATTATTAGGAACAACGTCTTCACTAGGCTGCTGTGCTGTCACTGGGGATTCCTGCTGCGATGATAAGTGACGAACTACATCCCGAGCAAACTCAGGATCAGTGTCCAATCGCTGCAAGAAGCCAACCGCTTCCAACGCATAATTAGGATCAATTCCGTACTCAGTTAACTGCTCGTACTGCTTACGCTGTTCGGCAATCTCCTGAGTCTTCCTAGTATAATCAGCCTGCATGTTCTTATAGAACGGCTGAAGATCCTCAGGAAGGTTTGTCGGATCAAGACCACTAAAGGATTCCTCAACGATCTGCTCCTCAACGGGAGTTTCGCTAACAGGCGTGTCCTCAATAACCTCATCCGGCACAAGCGCATCCATCGCGCCTTCAATATCAATCTCCACTATCTACTCCTTATTCGCTAAGAGTCCCGCGTATTCGGGTTGCTCCTCTACTTCTACATCAATAATCTCATCAGCACGATCAATCGCCGTACTAACAAGACCATCAACAAATGCGCCCATAAGTTCCTTAACATCACTCTTACTAGGAAGCACATAAGTATTCTCAGTGCGCTTCGTAGCAAGCCCGGACGCAAGACGAATCTTATCATCCATGATACCAACCACAGTAGCGATGGCAGACAACTGCTTCGATTCGGCTTGAGGAATAAGTTCCTCCAACTTAAGCATAGCCTGTTCGCGTACCCGATTAGCGTGATGCACAAACTCGTAAGCATCATTTGCAATAATATCACTCAACTCTTCAGGAGGACCATTAGCCTCCCACTCCTTCGTCCAATAACGCAACGTCCCATGAGGAATGCCAAACTCTCTACTAGTCTTACGAACATTCTTATCATTAGCAATCCACTGAACATAAATCTGCGCCTTAGCCTCATCCGTCCACTCAGTCCTAGAAGCCAACCTTACGCGCCTCCTCTAACATAGCAGTACGCTGCTGCTGAGAATTCTGCATATCCTGCTCCATAATCTTATTAAGAAGATCCTGTTGAATCTTAGACTGATCACCCGGAAGCCCCTCACCAACATTAGGCTTATCCTTATTATCAATAACCACCGTATCAAGCGGCGGCTCCAACAACTCTTCAGGAGTAACATTCTCAACACCAGCCTGATTAAGCATCTTAGAACCAACAGTCGGACCAACAGCGCCACGCAACTGCAGCGACACACGAGGCGGCTCAACCGGAGGATTAGACTCAGCAGTCATAGCCTGCATCGTCAACTCGTAATGCTTATAGAAACGGCCCTGAACATCAGGAGGTAACAACTCGAACTCTGCACTCTTCATAAACCCACCATGAGTATCAAGATGCGCCTGCTTATTCTCAAACGTCAACGGCTGCAACCCAGCATCCATACTCTGCTGCAACACAGCAGGATCCATCTGCATAGGCTCACCAGTCTCAGGATCAAACTCGGGATTCTGCATCTGACTCATCATCTGAGCCTGAGCATCCCCAGCAGCCGCAACATTAATAACCATACCATCAATCAACTTATCATGCTCACGCATAGCCTGATCCTCATCCGCCTGAAACTGTGCCTGAAGCGTCTTAAAATCAGCCATATCCATATACTTATACGCCTTACTCGGAGTAATCATACCCATATTAAGCATCTGCATAACACGAGCCTGCTTACCAGCACGAGTACGCGGCAACCCAGAACCAGCCTCAACCTTCATCTGAACACCAGACAAAACATCCGCATGCTCAAACTGTTCAACACGAGGCTTAGAACCAGCACCACCACTAAGCATCATAAGACGAGGCTCAGTATAATACGTCTGCGCCAACGCGAGCATAAGGTTACCCGAACGCTCCAACGCCTTCTCCATCATAAGAACCTGAGGAGCAAGACGATCAGTAGCCGCCTCCTGAAGAAGATCAATAGCAACACCAGCCTCAACATTCGGAGGCACAGTACCCTGCATAATCTCCGACAAACCAAAGACATCCTTCAAACGCTGACCCATATCCTGCAAGTGCTGCACCACATAACCCGGCAAGCCCGGAATAGGCATAGCCTCAGGAACCTTACCAGCAACCGGATTATACTCAAAAATAGCACCCGGCTCATCAGTCATACGCTGACGAAGAGAACCAACCGGAGCCAACATCTGCGGCTTCAACGTAAGATTCTTATACTCAATCAACTGAGACAACGTACGATTCAATTCCTTCTGCAACGGCACAGCCTGCTCAACAACACTAGAATCCCACAACTGACCCGGTACACGCATACCCGGAAACTTCACCAGCGGCAACTCCTTAAACGGATACGGCCACGGAGCATCATAAAGAATAATACTAGGATCCTTAGTAAACATAACCACACGACCCTCAGGACGCTCAGGCGTAGGCAAGAAGTAACCATAAAACACCTGACGAACATTCTCCTTAGTCTGATTACTATTACTAGTAAACAACCCCGGCAACGCCTCATCAGGATAAGTATTAACAGCATTCGGCTTCAACTTAACACCAAACCGCTTCTCAACCTCATCAACACTCATAGCATGAGAACAAATAGCAAACTTACAATCCTCAAACACCTTAGCCGTATCATCCAAATACACATCAAAAGGACTCATCACATCAATACGAACATCACCCTCAAACACCTCACGCTCAAACTGGTCAGCCTCAACACCCATAGCCTCCAAATTATCACGATACAAACGCTCAACAAGAGGATCAATAATAGGATTATTATTATCAGGATCCAACAATAACTTCATACTAGAACCCGTCTTATCATCCCAACTAATCTTCCAAAAACCATTACCACAAATAATAGCCCACAACATAGCCTCTTCACGCTTCTCACTAAGACTAAACCGATCCCACCAAAAATCCAGAAGACTCTCAGCAACATCAACAGCCTTCAAATTCTCAAACGAAGCCTGTACCGGAGTAGCAAAAAACGTAGGCTTAGACTTAGTAAGCCGAGCCAACAAGCCCATACTATTAGGAGCAATCTGATTAGCAACAATACGCACACGATAACGCGGCTTCTCCCCATCCTCAGTCGCCAACGACTCCAACCGACGAGAACGCTTATTATAAAACACGTACTGCTTACCCTTATAAAACGCAAGATTAATCTTCCAGACACGCTCCATAAGATCGCGCTGCCGCTGCAAATCATCCACGCGCTTAACGAGACTGGCAGCCGAAGCATAGCCAGCAGGCACATCCTCCATAAAATTGTCACCAGTCTCAAACAAATTAAATCCCCCTAGATAAATTCAATATCACTCGGCAATAAACCAGCCTGTGATAACAAGTCCTTATACTCAGCAGGATCAATAATACCCTGACGCAACGCCCAATCAGCGTCCTGCTCATCCTCATTAACACGCAACTGACCCATAGGAGCATCACTTAGAGGCTTTGCGCCCTCCAACCTTAACCGCTCCAACCGCAGCCTCTCCTCCTCCAACGCCAACATCCGCTCCGTCCACACCCTCTGCGTGTCCAGAATCTCCGTCATCACGCTTAACAAGAGAGTATCCTGCCTTCTCTGCCAACCAAACAATAGTAGACTCCTTCATAAACATAGTACGATTATTACGCGGCGGACGATACATAATAGTCCGAATACCAGTATCCAGAATCATCTCACCCCGCACAGCCATCTCACCCGTAATCATATCATAAACACGACCACTCTCATACTTCTCTAACATTACCACATACTCCCCATATCGTCATCAACAAAATTCTCTTTACGACTGGCTCCCGGCCTGTCAGCCAGCACCCAGTCAGGCAAATTATTATTAGGCTTAGCCTCTGTAGCATAGTCTCCGAGCAAGGCTCCAGCGCATCTGAGCGCGATCTCAACACTATCCAAGCAGTCATCCTTAGGTTTGCTCATACTAGCATCATAATTGATCCACTCGTCAATAAAATCACGATGATCCTTCTTGACTCGGATCTTACCAATACGAAATAGTGGACTCATAGCGAGGATCCGCTCGTACTTCTTACCTTTAGCGAAGATAGGAACAATGGGAGGCATCGAAGGTAAACGTTCAGCCTGCTGAACCAGCGCAGCCTGATAAGCATTCGACTCAATGCCGATGATTTCAGGCTTCCAATTAATATAATACTCTTCGATTCTCTCCAATTGTTCCGCGAACGGGATACGCGCCGCGTATTGCTCTAATAAGAAGACTTGATTAGAGTTTGATACGCCTACGACGCTGATAACGAACCTGTCGCCCTTCCCACTCATGCTAACTGCTGGGTCTACGCCCATATATTTGCGTAGTTTTAAGGGTTTCCCCTCATCATCCCGCAAATCTTCTTCTGTATAGTACTTTAACCAGTCTCCTGCTAAGTCTCGGCCAGCCATGCTGTCAAAAGCAGCACAATACTCTTGATTAAACAAGAGTGGATGATACCGACGCTTAACATACTCCCACTCTGTCTTAGCGAAGTAAGGATTATCAATACTACGATACTCTACCCGACCAATATTATGATCCTTCATAGCATCCGTACCCCAGAACTCGTCATAAAACCAGTTCTTACCATCCGGAGTAGTAGTAGTTACAAGCATTCCCTGCTTATCACTCAGAGAGGGGCGAGTAACCAGCCACGCTTCCTCTGATTTAATGAAAGCAGCCTCATCCATCCAAAGAATATCCAAACCTGCACCACGAAGAGACTGTGGATCCTCCGCCGACTTGAACTCAACGAGCGAACCATTAGCAAATTCGAACCTTAAATCTCCACGATTCTCCTTAACATCCTTACCAATAATCAAACCAGCATCAGTAATGACCTTACGCATAGTAAGATACGAAGGACGACCCACCTTATACGACGCACTCAAAGCCCACACCCACAAAGGATCATCCCGATCAGTACCATGAAGATCCTTATGAAACTGTTCTGGAAACAAACAATAGAATAATACTTCCCAAGCAGCACTAAGAGTCTTACCACCACGCCGCCCCGCTACCAAGTGCCTAAACCGCACCAACCTACCATCAATACTATTAGCATGAAACAAGGTTTGCCAATAATGCGGCAAGTAACCAACACTAAGAAACCAACCAAACTTCTCAGGAAACGCACCAAGCATCTCACCAAGCATAACCTTATCAACACTAACACCCTTACGAAAAGAATAATCAGGCATAACAATCCTTAATGTGGACGATGCCCCGCACACTTAGGACACTTAGAATAATAATGAGGATGCTCTAAGTCACAAGAGTGACAATACCAAGGCTCCTTCTTAACATTTTTAATGCGGCGCTTAGGCTGCACATTACTACCAAACATCACTTACTCCTAACTAACTAAAGCAATTTTTAACCATGTATGCTCATTACTAGCAATTACACTAACTGAAGCGCCTCCGGCCCATAAACCAACACCAATAGTGTCTCCAGCACTAGCATACCAAAAATCAGCACCCGCCCTAATACCATACGCAGCACTAATAGTAAACGTAGTTTTACGAAGACCATTAATCTTTAACCATAACTGCTCATAACTAACATTACTATAAGCACTTGCAGAAATAGAATACAAACCACTAACAGGACATTTAAACGTACCAGCGCTCGTATCAAACTGACCCATACCAGTTCCAGCAGAAACATTCCTAGAACTCATAATATTATTATAAGGAATAGTAGTACCGTCTCCAACAATACTAACATTACTACTCCTACCTACAAAAACAATAGGATTAGTATTAACATTAAAATAACCACTAGCGTCAACATTAGGAATAAACAACCAAGAAGAGCCAGTATACTGATATAATTTATTAGTATCTGTTTCATAAAACTGTTGACCCGTACTCATACCAGTCATAGAAGCACGATCCGCCGCCAAACCAGCAGTAACACCCAAACCACCAAAAGCCTTAGCCACAAACCACCCCCTAAAAAAAATAACCCTCTACCTATAATAATGCACCAAACCAACAAAATGTAACATCAAAGTATAAAGTGCTAAATTTATCTGCACCCCATTGTATATATATATGTGACTTGGAACGGGGGTATAGGTATGTATATACCTATCATAGACTTATTTTACTTTCTTTGCGCCTATCCGGGGGTACCAGTCAGAGACTGGTCGATTTTATATATATAAGAAGCCTTACTACTACTATGTAGTAGTAATATATATAACAGCCGGTATACTAAGAGTAACTACTCTTAGTATATATATATATACTCTACTAGTAGAGTATAGTCTTACTAACTATGTTAGTAGAATCTTTATAGTATCATAACTATCTCTTATCTAATAATTATTAGATAAGGTTTATCCTTACTTTGTAAGGATACTAGCCAATTAGTTATACTAACGTAGTTAGTATATGCTTAGCACTTTAGTGCTACTTTGGTTCTGTAGTCTATCTCTTATCTTAGTTACAAAGAGAGTGACTTTGTCATCTCTTTGTCTAAGATGATAGAGATAGGTTTATACTCTCTATCTCTATAGATAGAGAGTATAGGGAGAATCCGCCGAATCCCCTTATCTCTCTTAGGTTTATATTTCTTCGAACGAAGTGAGAAGAAATAGAAACCAAGAGAGAAAGAAGAAGAGAATGAACAAGAAGCCGATGATTGACCGAAGTTTCGACGAAGTCGATGCAGCCTTTGAGGATTGGCTTGAGACTTTGTCTCAGGAGGAACTGGATCAACTCAACGAGTTGATTGGCGAGACTAACCTCATCGAAGATGAGGTGAAGTCTGGTGTTCAGATCTTCGTAGAAGATGATGATGTTGCTCCGAAGGAGGAGAAGATGGAACAGCCGAAGGCTGAGAAGGTCAAGTGTCGGTGCTGTGGCTTCGCCAAGAAGCCTCGCCGAGTGAATGCCGAAGGCATTTGCAAGGTCTGCTACGTTGCTTTGGCAACGTCGGATGGTAACGAAGTTACCGTCGTCGGTCGGCAAGGGCTGAAGGGTCGCAACACTGTAAGTGTTGTAGTCGGCGGAGTCCGCGTCAAGGTGCAGCGCAAGGTACGGTTGGAGTCGTAGACTCCGCTGTGCTACACTGTTCCCACACACACGTAAGGAGCGCATATGCGTAAGCGAGAAGTCATCGTAGATGGTGAGGTCAAGGTGTTCAGGGTCAAGCGTCTGAGCAATCGGCATTCGGAGAATGTTGCTAAGATGTTTGCTAGTCAGGGTCGTGGCTATGCGAAGCGTGGCAAGCGTCACGTAACAGACATTGTGAGTCCTTTGGGGCTTCGTTCTAACAGCCGGATGCCCGGTGATGAAAGGGAAGGTGTGTGAGCGTGATGTTGCTTGATCCTAATGATGAGGACGGCGTGTGTGGGGCTGCGTATCAGGAGTGGCGCGGTGAGCAATTCGACTTTGACAGTCCGGATGATGCGTGGTATGATGATGAGCAGGACAACGAATGGGAGTGTGAGTAGCATGGCTTACAAGGTAGAATTCAATGATGATCGTATGCGTTGGGCTGATTATGCTGCGGTCATGGATTACGAGACTCAGTACCTGCCGTGGAGTTTCATTGAGGAACTCATGGATTATTTGCAGGGGTTGGGTTACGAGTGGTGTAAGATTGCTTATGTAGAGCAGGTGGTACGCTAGCGTCCATTGTAAGGCGTGTAGCGTGGCTTCTAAGCCACGTTGAGTATGGTAGGAATACTACCCCACATGGTGTGGGTGTAGAATGCTTAGAGAGGCTGTAAAATAATGGAAGCAGTATTCTACATCGCAATACTACCAGTATTAGTAATGCTTATAGCAGTGTACATTATCGAAAGGTGTTGGTAAAATGTTGAAGATTATCACAGACGACTACGTTGTCTACGAAATTTGGGAGTGCGATGATAATGGTATGCCTTACGCATTCGTTGATCATTTTGATTCGCTCATGGATGCGGAACACGAGTTGCTCGTACTAAATTGTGGTACAATGCTCGGCGATCCAGCCGGAGACTATACTCTCTAAATAAATATCTGAACGAAGTGAAGATATTTATTATAGAGAGATAAGGGAGATTGAAATGAAAATTACTGCTGATCGTGGCGTTGAGATTGCTCAAGGTATTGAGTTGATTTATGCTATTGCTAATAAGTACGGCCTTGTGATTGAAGAAAATGCTCATGGTGATGTTACTTGGTTTGAGTTGTGGGCAGATGGTGTAGATGATATTGTTGGTTTGTGTGATAGTGTTCGTACTACCTTCGGTGAGGAGATTCGATAATGACTAAGAAAAAGTTTGACATTGCAGAGGTTCACACTCAGATTACTGAGGGGCTGATTGCTATGATGGAACAGGGTGTTGCACCTTGGAGTAGGCCATGGATTGTACGTGGTATCAACGATGCTATGGCACCGAAGAATGGTATCAGCAATCGTAGGTACACCGGGTTCAATAGCCTTTACCTATCGTTCCGCATGGAGGAGAACAAGTGGGATGACCCACGATTCTACACAATGAGCAGCCTGCCCGAGGATGCTAAGGTAATCAAGGGTAGTAAGTCTACGATTGTTATCTATAACAAGAAGACTGAGCGTGAGGTTGAGGATGATAACGGTGAGGCTGAGGTGCAGACTTCATGGTTTCAGCGTTACTATCGTGTGTTCAATGGTGCTCAGATTGAGGGTCTGCCTGCATTTGAGAAGCCTGAGCCTAACACTGAGGGTTATACTCACGAGGATAATGGTTATCCTGAGGCTGACCTGATTGCTACTGAGTGGTGTGATAATCTTGCAGACTTTAGTCATGGTGGTGACCGTGCCTACTATGTACCTAGCATGGATAGCATCACGATGCCTGACCTTGACCAATTCCCCACACTATCGGGTTACTACCAGACACTGTTCCACGAGATTGCTCATAGCACAGGACACGCCTCTCGTGCTAATCGTCTAGAGAAGGGTGGTTTTGGTACTGATACTTATGCTAAGGAGGAGTTGGTTGCAGAGTTTGCTGCCGCATTCCTTTGTGCTAACACTGAGGTGCCTCTGAATGAGGAGCAGTCGGCTGCTTACCTGAAGGGATGGGCTAAGCGTTGCAAGGCTGAGCCTAAGTTGCTATACTCTGCTGCTAATGCTGCTCAGTTTGCTGCTAGTATGGTAATGGAAAATACTTACGCTATGGTTGCATAAAAGAATGGAGACTATATACTCTCTAAGATAATCTCTGAACGAAGTGAAGAGATTATCTATAGAGAGATAAGGAAGAAGAATGATTGAAAGAATTAGTATGACTACTAGGAATTATGTGAATATGATTAGTGATGATGAGGATGTTCCGTTTGAGACTGCTGATACTGATAGTTTGGTGGTGACTTGGGTGGTGTATGATCCTGAGTATGATAGGGTTCCTGAGGATCCACCGTGGGAGTCGCATGATTGGACTAATGATTATGATTATCCTGATGAGTATGCACCTGAGCATGATGAGGAATTTGAGTAATGGTTTTTACTACTAAGAAGATGGGGAATGTTATGAGTATGTATGATGAGCGTGTTGCTGAACTTGAGGCTTTGCTTGAGGCTAGTGATGCTCGGTATGCTGAGGTTAAGAATCAGTTGGATCGCGAAGTAACGTTGTTGGTGACTCGTGAGGAGCGGTATGCAAGTGAGACTAATATCCTTGCTCGTATGCTGAATTATACTTACGATAATTGTTGTCTAGAGCAGCATCATTTGGATGATGCTATTGCTAGTATGCCAGAGAAAACGAATCATGTACGTGGTGTGTTGGAGTATCATGATGCTGTGCCTGCTAAGTTTCTAGAGCGTGAGTACTATGTTAGCATCACCGTTCCTGTTACTGTGTGTCTTACTGTGAATGCAACGGATGAGGATAGTGCCGAGGAGCAGGCTCGTGATGATGTAGAATCCAATGGGATTGAGTACTTTGATATGGAATATAATACTTACTATGACGCTGAGTACAGCGTGACGGAGGCGTAATGACTACTGCAAATAAATTCTACAAGGTGCTTGACTCGTTCGGTATTGATGAGGCTATCAGTGAGGGTGTGGCTTGGTATCCTAATGCTTGGCAGCATTGCCTAGATATTAGTAAGGATTATCCTGTCACTCCTCAGCGTGTCGCTGCTATCATGGCAGTAACCTCGCCTCGTGCTAGGTGGAATAAGAACATTGAGGCAACGTATAATATTGTTGCTGACTCGTTCGTGCCGGATCATCGTCGACGCGCATCGTATGGTATTCTAAATGCTAATGCGTTGAAGGGTATGATCGTGGCTAATGATCGGTATTATTCTCGTCATGTTACTGGCCCCAAGGTTAGTAACTTCTACTTGAATATTGTGGGACATACTGATCCTATTACTACTGATAGTCTTATGAGTAAGGCTGCTGGTTATGGTAGTGATGTTAGTACTAGGATTCGTAGTGAGGTTGAGCAGGGTGTACGTACCCTAGCCGACGTGTTTAGTCTTTCTCCCCGTGATATGCAGGCTAGTATCTGGGTTGCTTATCGTGGGAGTGCCGTCTAATGAAGAACTTTAAGTTTAATATCAGCGAGTATACTTACTATCACCAGCCACACTATCGTGTTACGGTAGATTGTGTACGCAAAGTAGAGTATTCTGTTCCATTTATGGAGCCAGATTCTGAGGATATGTCTATTGATATTTGTGTTACCACTAATCCGGAGATTGCTGAGTGTGTTGTTGAGGCTATGACTAAGATGTATTCTTAGTTAATCGCATTGCCAGAGTGGTGGAATTGGTAGACACACTAGACTCAAAATCTAGCGCCGCAAGGTGTGAGGGTTCGACTCCCTCCTCTGGTACTCACAACTAGAAAGGTAAGTAGATGGGTAAAGAAAAGAAACTAGCAGAGGCTAGTATCGTATACAAGAAGGGTGCTTGGTCTGTCAGTGTAGATGGTAAGATGATTGGCCGTAGCCCTAGCCTTGCACTTGCGACAGAGATGCTGTATGATAAGGGATACAAGGTTCATACTTATCGTAGGTCTAAGACTGCTAGTGATAAGGTTAAGTTCGATGCTACTGTATTGTGTTTCACTCCAAAGGAAGAAGAGTAATGGCTGTTCCGTCTAGCATTAAGAAGAATAAGTTGGCTGCTAAGAAGCAGGTTCGTGAGGATCGTGGCGCTAAGAAGATGAAGGCTAAGGCTCTTCGTGCTGAGCGTAAACTAAAGGAGCAGAGTCGTGTATAAGTTTGTAAGCAAAGGAACTAAGAGTGACTTTGATGCAGCCGTATTCTACAATGGTCAGAAACTAATTCATATTTATATGGGTAAGCATTTTGATAGTGTTGAGGTACAGGTTGAGGATGGTAGTGGTAAGTTCGTGTGTGAGTGGGAGGATATCCTTGAAGAGTCTGATTGATACAATCAAATCGTATGTCAACACGCCGCGTGTAGATAACTATCTGCATTTCTCTACAGATTTGCAGAACCCTAGGCATACTTGTATTAACTGGTTGTATGGGCAGCCAACAGTTGATAAGCCTTGGATGAATACGTTCCCTCTACTACAGGGTAGTGCTGTGCATGAGTATGTTCATACTATCTTTCATGATGATGATCGGTGGAAGTATGTTAGTGAGCAGCCTATCTTTGTTGAGGATCGTGAGTTTCCTTGGAAGGGTACGGCTGACGCTTACCTAGAGGATGAGGATGGTACGCCGTGGCTTATTGATTATAAAACTGCGAGTGGTGTTAGCCTATCGTTTATGAATGAGCCTAAGCCTGAGCATGTACTACAAGCCAGCGCTTACTATCATTATGGTATTAGTATCCCCGGCTTGCGTGTTGGTATTGTCTACTTGCCTAGTAGTCCAGACTATAAGCGTAGGTGGGAAGAGCCTAGGTTCTACGAGGTTCAGCCGCTTAGTAAGGATACGATTGATACTCGTATGACTCTCATTGAGGATTACATTATAGAGTATGTTAAGACTGGTACTCTGCCTGACCCTCTAGCAGGTGAGTATAATTGGAAGCACAACAAGAAGGCTAAGGTATGGGAGGAGTGGTATAGACCACACTATACTAGTTTGTATTGTCCTTGGAAGGATGAAGAGGTTGACTTGTGTGGTTGCTCCATAGATAAGGCTCGTATTGTAGCGACTAGTGACATTGATCCTACAGAAATGTGTGATACAATCAAAGAAAACAAGGAGAAGTGATGATCCCAACCGATCTTACAGAGAAGTTTCACCCCTCGTTGGTGAAGAAGAATCAGAGTGGACAGGACTACGTAGCGATTAATGATTATATTAATCGGCTTAACGAAACACTCGGTGCGCTATGGTCTTGGAGTGTTAACTCTTGGAAGATTCTAGATGCACCACCCACTAAGACTGGTAAGCCTCAGTACACTGCTGTTGTACAGGGTACGCTAATGATTATCCTAAATGATATTGGTGTCATTAGTGTTGGCGAGGATGATGAGGATGCGTTCCTCACTACTCAGCGTGCTAGTGTGGCTCGTGATGGTATCGGTGCTAACACTAACTTTGATCCTGATACTGCTGTTAAGTCTGCTCAGGCAGAGGCATTGAAGAAGGCGTGTCACCAGTTTGGTATTGCTCTCTACTTGTGGGATGTTGCAGAGCGAGACTTTGTAGAGTTGCAGCGTCGTGCTAAGACGGATGATGGTGCGCTTAAGCATCTTGTTGTTGCTTATACTCAGCGTGTACTAGAACTAGATCCGGGTACTAACCCTGATCCTAATGCTATCCTAGATGTCCTTGGTCTTGACGAGTGGGACACTAGTAATGCTCGTACTATTCTAACTAAGAAGGGTGTTATCTAATGCGTTCGACTGATCGTGATTTTTATATGAGTACTATTAGTGT